CTTACACGCTGTACGGAAAGATAGCTGACAAAGAATATTCACGACAAGCCCTTGATTTAGAACATGAAGTTGCAGAGCTTATATTTGAACAGGAAGTTGCTGGGTTCGCCTTTGACACAGAGAGTGCTGGTAAATTATATGCGAAACTATCAGCACGAAAGTTGGAACTGGAGACTCAGCTTAAAGAGACATTCCCCGACTGGGAAGTAAAGACTCCATTCACCCCCAAGGTTAACAATAAGAAGCTAGGGTACGAGAAAGGTGTGCCTACTTATAAGGTTAAACAAGTACAGTTCAATCCTGGTAGCAGAGACCATGTAGCCAACAGACTAACCACACTTAGAGGGTGGAAGCCTACCGACTATACTAATGACGGTAAGCCTAAAGTTGACGAGATGACTTTATCTAAGTTGCCTTACCCAGAGGCAAAGCTACTGGTTGAATACTACACACTAATCAAAAGACTAGGACAGTTAGGTGATGGCCGACAAGCATGGCTTAAGGTTGAGCGAGGCGGGCGCATCCACGGGAGTTGTAATACAAACGGAGCCGTGACAGGCAGGGCAACGCATGCTTACCCCAATGTTGCACAGGTTCCGTCCTGTGGTGCGCCCTACGGCAGGGAATGTAGAGAACTGTTTACAGTCCCTAGAGGCAAGAAGCTAGTAGGTGTCGATGTGTCTGGCTTAGAGCTTAGATGTCTAGCTCACTACATGGCTAGGTTTGACGGGGGTGCTTACGGTGAAGCTGTGGTGAATGGTGACATCCACACAACAAACCAGAAGGCAGCAGGTTTAGCTGAACGCGCACAGGCTAAGACATTTATTTATGGGTTTCTCTATGGCGCAGGGGTTGGAAAGCTCGGAGAGATTGTAGGTAAGGGAGGTAAGGAAGGGACTATCTTGAAAAAGAGATTCCTAGCCAAGCTACCTGCATTAGCCACGCTGATTGAGAGGGTACAGAAAGCAGCAGAGAGGGGATACATAGTAGGACTAGATGGGAGGCACTTGAAGGTAAGGTCACCACACTCAGCCCTCAATGTATTGTTACAGTCTGCGGGTGCATTGATATGCAAGCAGTGGATGGTTGAGTTTAACTACGCATTAATAGAACAAGGACTAAAGGAGTCGTGTACTCAGGTAGCATGGGTTCATGACGAAATTCAGTTAGAGACAAAGGAAGATATGTCAGATGAAATCGGAAAACTCGCAGTTGAATGTATCAAACGAGCAGGAGATGCCTTTAGCATCCGATGCGAACTCGATGGAGAATACAACATCGGAAACAACTGGGCTGAGACCCACTAAAAAGAACAGGAAGAAGTTTGATTTAGATTTAGCGTATGGTCAGATGCACGAAGACAGAGTGTTAGACATGCTACAAGGCAAGAAGGTCGAGGTAAAAACTGAGAGAGGTATGTGGACTAAGACAGGAAACATAGCAATCGAGTTTGAATCTTATGGTAAACCATCAGGCATCAATGCAACGGAAGCTGACTACTGGTTTCATAACTTAGCAGTTGGTGATGATGTTTACTGTACCTTGGTCTTTGAAGTAGCAAACTTAAAGAAAATTGTAGAGGAACTGGATGACCACCGTGTTGTTAAAGGCGGTGACCACTGGGCATCTAAGATGTACCTCGTCAATCTCTCTAAGCTATTCTCAACTGACACGCTAAAAGTTTATAAAGAACTATCCACGGAGGCAACTAATGAAGAGAACACTACTGATTGATGGAGACATAGTAGCTTATCGCTACTCCAGTACAGTGGAGCAAGAGGTGGACTGGGGTGACGATGTCTGGTCACTCTGGGCTGATGCTAAGGAAGCCAAAAAGTTAATCCTACAGTACCTTGACCAATTGGTTGAGGTTACCGCAGCAGATGATTTTATATTTACATTCTCTGACAAGGATAACTTCAGGAAGACTATCTACCCAGACTATAAACATAATAGGAAAGGGAAGCGCAAGCCCACTTGCTATAAAGGAATTAAGACTTGGTTAGAGTCTGAGTATGAGTCTATTGATATGCCTACCTTAGAAGGTGATGATGTGATGGGCATACTCGCTACGTCTGGTAAGTATGAAGAGACAGTAATTGTTTCTGAAGACAAGGACATGAAGACAATACCAGGTTTGCTATGGAGAGCAGCAGAGATGGAAGATATTTCTGAGGAGTATGCAGACTACTACCATCTATACCAAACCCTAGTGGGTGATGCCACTGATGGCTACAAAGGTTGTAAAGGTATTGGTGACAAGAGAGCCACTGACATCCTAAGCAAAGACCCTACATGGGAAGCTGTAGTCAAAGCCTATGAGAAGGCAGGACAAACTGAAGAGGAAGCCTTAGTACAAGCTAGATTAGCTAGAATACTTAGAGCATCTGATTACAACACTAAAACACAGGAACCAATATTATGGACTCCATAGATGATATTACACCAGCACAGTGGGACAAGATGAAAAGTGATTGGAAAAGCACAGCAGCAAAGGCTGCGAACAGTATTCCCGCTAATAAAGAAAAACCTAAAGATTACCAACCTGTAAAGAAGTTCAAGTTACCTACACATGCACAGACTAGGAAAACTATCCCCGCTTACACAGGTTTTGTTAAATACTTTCCCAGAGCTATTACAGAGGTATCGAGAGTATCTATGATTGGGGGTATTCAACACGGGCAAACACCCCAGACATTACATTGGGACAGGGCTAAATCAGGTGATGAGTTAGATGCCATGATGCGCCACATCCTAGATGAAGACTGGGCGCAGGTGGCGTGGAGAGCAATGGCTAACCTGGAGAAGTTTCTGGAACGGGAAGAGCAGGATTAATACCCACCATATAAGAGGACTTAAAATGTCTACTAAAAAACAAATAGAAGCAATCCCCGTCCACGGACACCAGCTTTTAGACATGCTTGAAGATGTCTTTCCTGAAGAGTCAGCACGACTTGAATGGTCTGACAGAGAAGTGTGGTATAAGGCTGGTCAAAGGTCTGTAGTCCAATGGCTGTTAGAGTTGAAAAGACGGGAAGATGACCCTAACTAAACCAGAGGAATTATTATGTGTCCACCCGCTATAGCAGGAGCCTTAATAGGCGTGGCTGGCTCCGCAATTATTGCCAAAAACCAAAGTGATAAACAAGAACGCGCTATGCAAAAGCAGCAGAAAGCCGCACAAGAACAAGCTGCTCAACAACGCCTCCAGTTTGACGAACAAATGGCAGCTAATAACCTTCAGTTCGAGCAAGAAAAGAAAGCTGCTGAACTTATGCGAATTGAGCGTGACGAACAGTTTGCTGCTACAACCGCAGCTAGTGATGCAGAGTTTGCCCAGCGCGAATCACAGTTTCTAGCACAGCAAGAACAGTTCACTGCCACGCAACAGCAAAACAGTGCAGAGTTTCAGGCTAACAAAGATAGATACGAAAAGGAACTTGCTGAACGTCAAGCTGCTCAAGATGTTGCTGAAAAGCGGGCATTAGAGATTGAGAAGAAGCGTGAGCGTGAGTTAGCTGAACTAGAAGCTGTACCAATTATGATGCGTAACGATGCTCAAAAGACCCGAACTAAAGGCGGTAGCCGTCTTGAGAACATGAAGGTCAAGAAAAGAGCTGGAGGCTATACATCTGTAGGTGGTGTTGGCGGTGGCGGTTTAGGTGTCAACATATAATCTAATAGGAGTAATGTATGTTAGAAGGTACTTCCTGCTCAAAGCGGTATCATAAATTATCAGCAGACAGGGAGATTTATCTCGATAGAGCTAGGGAGTGTGCCGAACTAACACTTCCTTCTCTGATAACTCCTGAAGGATTTAGTTCTAGTACAGACCTTTATCAACCTTTCCAAAGTATTGGGGCTAGAGGGGTGAACAACCTAGCTTCCAAGCTAATGCTTTTACTCCTCCCGCCTAATGCGCCTTTCTTCCGTCTAGCGATGGACACTAAGACTAAGCAAGAGCTTGATGGTGAGGGTGACTTACGGGCTGAGATTGAACAAGGCCTAGCCAGTATTGAAAGAGAAGTAATGAGTGAGATTGAGAACAGAGCCTTAAGGGTTAACTTCTTTGAAGCACTCAAGCATTTGATTGTTAGCGGTAACGTGTTAGTACACCTCCCAAAGAAAGGAGGGCTGCGTGTCTTCCCTATGTCGAGCTATGTTGTAAAACGTGCGCCTGACGGGGAACTGCTAGAAGTATTATTAGAAGAGGCTGTGTCACCTAGAGCTTTACCAGATGGTATTGAAGGTATTGACTACTCAGGTGATGAAGACCTTAAGTTATATACAAAGGTATACAGAGTAAGCTCAGATGTTTATGAAGTTTATCAAGAAGTTGAAGGTCAAGTAGTCCCAGGCTCTGAGGGTAAGTATTCCAAAGACCTAATGCCGTGGCTTGCGCTACGCATGGTACACCTTGATGGCGAAGACTATGGTCGCTCTTTCGTGGAAGAGTATCTAGGAGACCTGAAGTCCCTTGAGGGATTGATGGAAGCATTGGTTAGCTCCGCAGCAGCTAGTGCTAAACTTGTGTTTATGGTGCGCCCTAATGCAAGTGTCCGTAGAACTGACTTAGCTCAGTCACAGAATGGTGATGTAATACTTGGTGACCCTAACGATGTTAAGGTACTACAGACCGAAAAGCACCATGATATGCGTGTGGTATTTGATACCGTTCAGCGCATCGAAGAAAGACTCGCCTATGCGTTTCTCTTAAACACAGCGATACAGCGCAATGCTGAGAGAGTAACTGCTGAAGAGATACGCTTTATGGCTCAAGAGTTAGAATCCGCATTAGGTGGTGTCTACTCTGTACTGAGCCAAGAGATGCAACTTCCTCTCGTGAATGTGTTAATGAAGAGAATGTCTGCAACTAAGAAGATTCCTAAGCTACCTAAAGGCACTGTCACTCCAGTTATTGTTACTGGTGTGGAAGCACTTGGCAGAGGAAACGACTTAAACAAACTACGCACTTATATCCAAGACCTCGTACAACTGGCTCAGGTTAGTCCTGAGACAATACAACGTGTCAACTTTGATGACTTAGTAACTAGATTAGCTACAGGGCACGGCATTGATACGACAGGCTTGATTAAGACTGAACAGGAACTACAAGCTGAGATGCAAGCACAACAACAAGCACAGCAAAACCAGATGATGCAGGAGGCTGTCAAAGATGCTGCCCCTGGTGTGATGAAGGAAGTTGTGAAAGGCAATCAGCAACAACAGGTACAATAGATGACAAAAACACCCAAGATGACTTTAAAGAAAGATAACCCGAAGGAAGCTGAACCTAAAAAGGAAAAGAAGGTTGAGTATCCTATGTGGCCTGGAATGGAGAATGCTGAATTAGGCGTAAAGTATAGAAACGCTAGAGGCAATATAATTCAGAGGGGTTCAAGCAATGGTTGATACAATACAGGTAGAAGGAAATGTTACAGGTTCTGAAGCTCCAGTGGAGCAAACTCAAGAGTCTCGTCCAGAATGGTTACCAGAGAAGTTTAATTCTCCTGAAGACCTTTCTAAAGCATATGGTGAGCTGGAAAAACAGTACACTCAGTCTCGTCAAGAAGCAGCTCAAACTCAAGAAGCAACGCCTAGTGATGTGGAAACGCCAGAAACTAGTGAAGCTGAAGGAGAGGCTGCTAAACAAGCTGTAGAAAATGCAGGTTTAGATTTCAGTTCAATGGAAGAAGAGTTCGCAGAAACAGGCACACTCTCTGAACAGACTTATAAAGACCTACAGGATAAAGGTATCCCCAAGGAAATGGTGGATTCTTATGTCGATGGCCAACAGGCTAGAGCTACCCAATATACTAATGAATTATTTGGTTTTGCGGGTGGTGAAGAGTCTTACAAAAGTATGACCGAATGGGCAACCGACAACCTACCTGACAGTGAAATTGATGCCTTTAATGGTGCAATCACTTCAGGTAACACATCTCAAGCACGACTAGCTATTGATGGAATGGTATCAAGATACAGGGATAACGGTGGTTATGAACCCTCATTATTGAGTGGTAAAGCCTCTGCCTCTGTGGATACCTATGATAGTTGGGCGCAAGTTACCAAGGATATGGGAACTGCTGA